TCTAACTTTCGTCACCTTTAGGTGCCGGTTGGGATTTTGATTTCGCATTAGAGGGCGCTGCCTGCCCGTCAGCGGGGCTCGGGGAGGCTGGCGAGGGGGTATTATCCACGAGAGTGCCGAGACCCATGGAAGCGACTTCACGTGCGTTTTCAGGGTTCTCGATCCACTCGAGGAATTGAGCGGGAGAATTGTCGAATTTTTTGCGGGTTTTGGCGTCTAGCGACATGAACTGATTTTCCGCATTGATTACGATTTGAAGAGCGTCCTGATAGGACGGAGCGTCAGACACGTCTGCGAAGACTAAGTCGACATTGACATTTGGGAGGATTCCAGTCTTGTGGAATCGGGCAACAATATTGTTGATATCGGAGTCTGGGCCGCCAGACTGATCGGTTACCCCGGGATCATTGGAACAGTCGATTCCGGGATCGGGGTAGCGGTCGAATTCAGAATATACGACACGCGGTTGGGACCATTTTTTAGAGAGAACATCGTCGGTACGATGAGAGATTGAGTGAGAGAGTTTTTGAGAGAGGGATGAGTTTTTTGGTTGGTTGTTTTTTTCCATGTTTTTAGTTTCCTATTTGTAGAAGTGATCGTTGTGAGTCGTTGTGTTATTATACGTTTTTGCGTTTGAACGAGTAAAGGGGAGCCAGGATTTGATGCGATCTAAGATCGCGTCGATAGGAGCTGCGTCGGCGTCAATCGCATTGTGGATTTTGGCGCCGCGAGCTGCCTCTTTTTTAGCAGGCATGTTCATGCGGTCGACTTTTTCGGCCATTTTAGCACGTTGAGCTTCGGCCCGGGACCTTTCGGTTTCGGCCTTGATTTTTTCGATATTTTGTTCGGCCTCTTTAGCGTTCGCAGAGAGTTTTTGAGACGTGATTTCGCCAACTTCGGCATTAACCTTGTTGAGCTCAGTTTGAGATTGAGTATTATTAAGAGCTGCGGCTTCGCCCATACCCATTTTCGCATTGGATGCGAGATTGGCTCCGATGTCTCCCTTGCGGGGCGCACTCGCAGTAGCGGTGGCTCCGGAAGGGGTAGACGCGGGGCCATTTGAGTATGCCAGTGCGGGATTTAACCCAGCGGCCTTTAGATCTGCAACAGATCTTTGGTAGCCGGTATTCGAGGCACCGAGCTGGAAATCGCGGTTGCGCTGGGACTCCTCCATATTTAGTCGGTTAGTTTCCTCTACGGATTTAGCGTTTGATACGGCTCCGCCAGTAAGCATGTCTGCTGGACTGGAGCCGATCGCACCGTGGGCGGCACCAATGATGCCACCCCCTCCTACATATCCACCGATTTTCGATAGGAGTCCCATCGTTAAAACCGATCGATGAAGCCCGGTACGCCGTAGATCGGCATAGGACGGGCGGATTTATACTTGAAGTAGAAGTCGCAGTAGAACTGGGGCTCACTTGGCACAGCAACTACTCGGTCGACTGGAGGACTTTCTGAAATGAAAGTCGTTGAAAGAGTCGGAGCGGAGATGAATTTTTGAGCCAAGTGCCAGATGTCTAGCGTACCAGACGCAGTCGAGCGGTACTTGGAAGACACTTGAGAAGGTCGGTATCTGTATTCAGCATAGCGTTCTTGGTACCCGAAGACAACGTCATCGGTAGTAACAGTACCCGTTCCTCGGCAATAGATCTCCTTAGTGAGAACAGATTGCTCACCCAAGTGAGCAAACGTAGGCCAGTAGAAGTCGTACTTAGTCTGCCGAGAGAACATACGAGGGAGACCTTGTTGATACGTAAGATCAGCCCGTACTCGGGCAATACCCAAGAGGACGCCGTGCTCGGTGAAGGATTTACTAAATCCATTACCAGATGAAGCTTGGATGGCCATAGCAGCGAGAGAGCCCTGGACCGATGTAGTACCAGTGGCCCCAGTCGCAGAATTTTGTGGGACCGGATAGAAATTAATGTTTGTCGTTCCGCCGCCCAGAAATTCAGGCCTTTGCAGACGGAAATCAGGGGAAGTAACGTTGAAGTGCGATTGAATGATTTCAGTATAACGAGTTCCACCACGTGCATCCTGTTCAAGAAAGCGCTGAATTTGTACAGCTTGTCTGAACAAGTTCACGGTTGCGGACGTGGCTTGAGAGAGATCTGCGTAGATGTCGGGGTAGCGCGTTCCCCCGACAAGTTTTGAGTTTACAGCCCAGGTATTATTGGCTGCTTCAGAGAAAGTTGCGTAAGGGTCAGAGGAGTTAACCGTTGTGCCAAGAGTCGTGAACGTCGAAGTCGCTGGAGTACCAGTGAATGTTTGAGTTCGTTTGCCGATACCGAGGACAGGTGCAGAAGTTCCCAAGGGGATAGTGGCGGCAGTACCTTTTTGAGGGTTCGGTAAAGCGGAAGTAAAGTAATCATGCCGTTTTCCGGATTTGAGGAGTGCATAGTCAGAGTAAGTATCGGGACCGTCGTCGAGATCCACGACAACAGAGTTTTGAATATTTTGATCACGATAGCATTCGTTCCAAATAAGATTATAAGCGCGGTGCCAGAGAGAGTCGACAGAGAACGTGTCTCCTGCAGTAATTTGGCCCGCGGTAGGAATGCCCAAGAAGTCTGAAAGAGATCCGACAGCCGGACCACCGGCAGGCATAGGGATAGTAGGGACTAAATAAGAGGTAGAGTCAGCGGGATTCGCTTGCTCACCCATGAATTTTTTCCAATTAGTCCAGAGAAGGCGGTTCGGTACGAACCACCAGTGGAAGTCCATATACATGTTGTCCATGATTGGCTTCAAAGGAGTAGAAAGGCGACAGAAGGAAGAGACGCTTACGGAATGAGTGTCTCCTGGAAGAACTTCGTCAGCGAAGACGGGGACGAGATACCCAGAGTCGAACATTGTTTTATGAGTAAAGGAGCGATCAAAGGATGACCTTTGAATCTCGGCTTTTGGTACTTTGGAGAAGTCGTGCTTCTGGGCGGGTGTACGCCCCATCTTCGATGATCCGAACATTAGAGACCTTTCTTATTGAGCTTTTGCGTCGAAAAGCGTTGGTTGGTTGGAATTTCCTTGGCGCTTGTACTGGGAAGCGAGACCGAGGGACTGATGTTTTTGAGCCGTGAGTGAGCCTTCAGCATCATCGAATTCGCCGATTTCGAAGAGAGTAAAGTCCTCAGGGTGCCTAGAAATTTGGCCTTTTTCATCATTTGCGGCAATTTCCCAAGACCTAAGAGCTTCGCCTCTGTTCCTCATGAACATAGGAGGGTGAAAGAAATTCACCTTAGAGTCGTATACAGAGTACATCATAAATTTAGCCATTTTCGAAAGTCCTTTTTAATAGTTTGTAAGATAATTCTTGGCAGCGTTCCAATACGTAAAGACGGTGTTCCGTAAATTTATTTTCGCGTAAAAGACGCGCTGCATTGTAATCGTTTTCTAATATATCATTTGCTAAATTTGCATTTACGCGCCTCCTTTTCTTGATTTCTTCGAACCGGTCTGGGTCAATTTTTTCGGTAAGCGAGTCAAAGTACTTTGGGACACTGTATGAACGCCCATCAAGTTTGACTTGGTCATGGGTCCGAACGAAGGAGCCATATTTCTCGTACCATGGGAAGCCGAGACCACGGTTGCGAGAGACGGAGACAGATTTTTCAGGAGGCCTTTGAAGTATCTCGCCTGTTCGCAGGTTGACTGTTTGATAATGCTTTTCAGCATTTTTTCCGTTAATTTTTTTCGTGCAGTACCGAGCGACATATGAGGCGGATTCAAGAGTGAGAGTTCCAGTGAGAGCGTTGCCGTACGGCCATAAATCTGAAAGTTCTTTTGATGAATATATGTAGTTTTCACGTTTATTATTTCCAAAATTTGCTGTTGATAAATCGAATATTTTCTTGTCAGAAAAATCGTGATTAAGCAAGCAAATATGATAATGGGGACGTGAATATTTTTCGCCATATTCGGCGCAGCCGAATGACCGGATACCAGAGCCGTAGCGTTCGCGGAGACGTTTCATGAAGAGAACAGGGGCGTCGTAGTCTAAGAAGGAGTGAAGAGGGAGAGATTCCTGATTGTACGTAAGTGTAAGGAAGGAATTTTGAAGATAGAGACGGGATTCGAGAGCTACGCGGAGACCCCAGTCACGGGAGTTTTTGAGTCTACAGTCGCGGCATTGGCCGCAGGGAATTATTTGCTCTTCAATGGGATGAAGAGCTTCGTTTCGGGAGAAGGTTATGCTACGGAGACCGGTGTCAGGATTGACGTGGCGGTGCCTAAACCCAATTAAGGGCCTGAAGCAGGGCATTGCTTTGGGCCTTTCGTTTTAGAAGCGGATACCACCGCGCATAGGTTTTAGCGCGTTTTTGGGATGTACCTTTGATGCTGTGCGTTTGAACATCTTTCGAGACTTGCTTCTAGAGAGCGTTTTGCGTCGTGCCATTTGGACTCCTTTTTGAGGGTTTGGCTGGTTGTTTTGACAGCTTCGCTGTCAGTTAGACCAGT